AAATAAGAATTGCCACTTAAATTTATCTGTGATATAGCGCTTCCTGCTGAATTTCTAAATTGAAATGCTTGAGAATTAAATAATCTAACATAGTTACCGCTATAAAAAGCAGTATTACCTCCTTCTGTTATTCTAGTAAGACCTTCTATGTGCAGCTTGGTTTGCGGCGAAGTTGTGCCTATACCTACGTTGCCTGAACCTTTTATTATTGACCTTAAAGAACCACCAGCATAAAATTCAATATCTCCTTCATTAGGCGATTCACCATAGGATTTTAACCATAAGTTAGAAGTTGAACCTACCCCTATTCTTCCATCATAAGAAACTCCATCGTTATAAAAAATTATTTTATCTCCATTTGAACTTGTATTAAAAGCCGATGGATTGCCATAATGCGTGCCTCCAGTTCCTTGAAAAATTTGTTTTCCTACAATAGATAGCTTTTCACTAGGCGAAGTAGTACCGATTCCTACGTTGCCATCTTTTGTGAAACGAACCCTTTCACTAGAACCAGGTTTAAACAAAATATCTCCTGATAAAGGCGAAGTAGCAACTTCAAATGTAAGGTCATCATTATGACCTACCCAAGAATAATCTGAACCTGAAAAGTCGCCATTTGAAGCATCCATATAAATACGAGAAGCCCCTCCATTGGAATTTGAAATAAACATTCCAGTATAAGAGGTATTAGTTCCGTGTAGTCTAAATCCACTAGAACCACTTCCTGAATCTATGTGTAATTTATAAATAGGCGTAGTCGTACCAATACCAATTCTACCGCTTGCATCAATGCGCATACGTTCAGAATTGTTAGTTCCAAAGGATAGCGTATATCCTGAAGGGCAAAACATATTAGCAACGCTTGCGCTAGAACCTGAAGAAGCAAAATCATAGCCATTATTTCCTGCGCCACCATCTGCTATAAATTCAAGGCTTCTTACAGCACCTTGAACCTCTAATTTTTCACTAGGTGTAGTCGTGCCGATACCCACGTTGCCAGTAGATACTAGCGAATCTATCAGCATATTTCTACCTATTCTAGCAGGTGTTCTTGATTTAGATACGGTATCAAATGAGGTTACAAAAGATATTTGCCAGTCATTATGCCAATCAACTGAATTTCCTGCGTAACCAATAGTTACATCTGTAATGTGTATTTGAGGGTAAGTCCAGTTGTCAGTAACCTCGCCAATCCAAACACATTGTCTAGTGCCATCATTACCAAATCTTACTGTATAATTATCACCATCGTCTGTTAGGTTTATAGCTGATTGATTATACCAGTTAGCCCCTGCATCGCTATAATTATAACCGCCAATTCTATATTCGTGAGTCTTACCAGTTACATATTCGTAAATGACAACTTTAAAAGTCACCATTGAATTAGACTTAAACCTATTTAAAGGAAGGGAGATTTTTATCGCACCAGTAACAGAACTATTTTGTGTAGTGTATGTTGCGCCTTCAGGTATTAAAATTCTTTTATTACCGTTATCTAAAATACCACTTTGAAGCGAAGCATAATCGTTTACAACAAGCTGCGTTGATACTCTAGCATTACCAACAACTTCCAACTTGTAGCTAGGCGAGGTAGTTCCAATACCTAAGTTTCCGTTTGTTAAATCAACAGTTAGGTTTGATGTACTAGCTGAATTAACACCTCCAAAAAATCCTAGACCATTCCTAGAACCAACATATAAACTATCAACATTGTCAGCTATTCTAATATGTGCGTTTACACCTTCTGTGTATTGAAAATATGCGGTAGTATTGCTGCCAATAACGTGAAGCTTATTAGAAGGTGAAGTAGTTCCGATTCCTACGTTGCCACCTAAAGCATTTAAATAACTATTTGACCTATATCCAAGTCTATGGTCAGGGTTGTTATTTTCTTCTGCATATCCATCTTGAAATTGCCAACCCCAACCGCTAGCGTGTGAATTATTTGTTGCGCTTAATGAAAGATAACTTACTGCATCTTTCCAAAAAGTAATACCTCCTTTATTATTTGAAGGCATACTAAAAACTCCAGTTCCGTTAACGTGTAGTTTTTTGTAAGGATTTGTAATTCCAATACCTACGTTACCAGTATCTTCAATATGCAGTCTAGCTGAACCGCTAGTCTTAAATTGTAGGTCTGTATCTGATTGAATAACAGAAGGCGCACTAGCACTTTGTAAGTCTAATATTCCACTACCAGTAGTTCCTGCGTGTTGAATACTAACTGTGGTTGAACCACCAGTTCCTGATTCTTGGAACGTAGCGTTATAAGCGGTTAACCCTCCAGTAATATCTACGTCATCGTAAAGCTGTACACTTGTACTAAATATTTCAATCTTTTTCGTATCACGATGCCTAAAGTCAGTATTACCATTATCTGAATTGTGTAAAAACACCCAGTCGCTACGAACGTCATCGTATATTCCTAAGAAGCTGTCGTTACCCATAAACGAGTATAGGTCACCGTGCTTAATTTGAATACCTGACCAACTGTTAGTCCCCTTTTGGTTTATTTCAAGAAGTCCACCTCTATCTGATGAATCTTGCAATAAAATACCGCCTATTGTTACAGTACCTGCTGTAAGGTCGTTTGCCGTAATATTTCTACTAGAATCAATTACAGTAGTGCCACCCATCTGTAAATCGCCTTCTAGTACATTTACGTTCCCATTACCGCTAACTCTAAATCTAGCACCATAGGCAGTACCATTGTAACCACCAAGTTCAACACCACTATAATCTGACATTGTAAGGTATGTGCCTATCCTAGCGATTTGTGGCGCACCCCAAGAAGGACTTGTACCCCCTGAACCAAAAATTATCTTATAGCTAATGTTAGAAAAAGAAATGTTACCAGTAAACGTACCGCTACCTGCATATAGGTTTCTGCTAGAATCAATAACGGTGGTACTACCCATAACAAGGTTTCCTGACACGATAGTAGTGTTGTCATCAACCTTAAATGTTTCAGTTCCGTTATTATTAAATCTAATTGAATTGTCGTACTTAAAGTAAATGTATCGCCAATCTAAAGAAGCGTCTGAATTACCTACATACAAATCTTGAGTTGCATCATTATTAGGTCTTATGTAAGAAGCACCCCTTGACATTTGAAAACCGTAACCGTGTATTTCTACACTACTATTGTCTGAATGCTTTACTACAAGACTATTGTTTGCGGTGCCATCACCTATCGTAATATTATTCGTAGTAGTAGCACCGTTATCAGTTACATCTTGAAGGTCTGAAGTAGTAGCAGCACCTGATACCCAACTTAAATCTCCTGAACCATTAGTTCCAAGAACCTGACCTGAAGTACCATCACTAGCAGGGAATGTAAACGCATCATTAAATCTAATTCTACCAGTTGAAGTTGCCCCTACCTTTGCAGTATCAATATCGCTAGCACTAGCGTAGTGTAAGAAGCTAACAGAATCAGCAGCGTAGGTAGCCTCGTAATATGTACCAAATCCACCACCATCTTTACGCATCTTGATATTTCGTTCAGTATATACACCTACAGTATCGCCCCAATCTAATTCTAGCGTATTTGAATTTATCTTTAACCAAGATTCACTCAAGATAGCGTTTGTATTAGTGGAACTACCATCACCACCTGCCGTAGTTACATAAGGAACGTAATTAGCATCCATAGCAGAAGACAATACCACATCATCTAACGATGCTTCTATAGTACCTGCATCTGCTTTAGTAAGTATTAACTTAAATCTATTGCTAGCCGTAGTAAAACTTGCGCTAGTAATAATATCATCAGTAAGTACAATACCATTTCCTGTAATAGAACCACTAACATCTAGCGTTCCTGTAATGTCAACACCAGTATTATTTGCCTCAAGTACCTTAGTGCCATCAGCAATTAAGCTAACCATATTATTAGTAGCCCTACCAACACCTGTATTTGTATCACCTGAAAAAGTAAAGTAAGGTACAGTAGATGAGATTGTGCTGCTACCAATAAATTGTCTGCTTGCATTGATTACTTGGTTTGACCCTATATATAAACTAGCAGTAGCTAATGCGTTAGCATAAGTAGAGAATCTATCGTCACCTTCATCCCACAAGAAAGAAGCATCAGGTGAACTACCTCTATTAACATAGAATCCTGCATCTTCTGTTGGTGCAGTAGTTCCTCCTATATCAGCATTTAACTGAATAATATTATCACCAATGTTTAAGTGATTGGTGTTTATGTAGGTAGTAGTTCCTGAAATGGTTAGGTCACCACTAATAACAATACTGCCTGCAATAGTCTGCGTACCTGTTTCTGTTAATAGTAAATAGTCGTTTAAATCAGAAGCAACTAAATAACTCTGTAAATCGGTAATCTGACTTTCTGTGATAGAAAGCGCAGCTTGGTGCTGCGTAACGCTAGACTGCGTAATATTAGCATCAGGAACATTAGCCCAAGTAACAGCAGCAGTAAGGTCATTTACTTCTTCAGTTAAATAAGAGGAATCATCAAGACCAATAGTAATTATGCTTGGTCCAGTTTGATTAGCTGTAAATGTACCGCTTCCTGTTAAAGCACCGCTTGTATTAATAGTAAGCGTACCATTTCCTATTGCTGCGCCTGTATCTTCAATTTCTGTCTGAAGCTGTAGTATAGCTTCTCTAACTGGGTCAAACTTATTATTGTTTGGTATTCTTGAAACGTCTACCGCCATCTGTATTTGAATTTTTTGTACGCTCTTTTTCTAGGAAAGCCATTAGCTTCCTAACATTTTCTTCTTTTGGTTTATACTTGCCTCTCTTATCCAAGATAGATGCCACCAAAGTTTACATCCCTATCAGGGTTCATATCTTCGTTAGCTGTGCTAGTATATTCAGGATATAGCGTGCTGTTGTGGTCCATATAATCCATAAACCTGCGAGTATAAAACTCTGCGGTTTCTCTAGCTCGTCCGGCTAACATATTCAGCTCATCCATCGAAACATTGTCACTGCTTTCAGAACGATGCTTATATACGCCTCCATTGCTTATTTGGAAGGCTGCAAACGGCATATAATCCGCTTGGGTGAACCATATTAGCATTGGCTTAATATAATCGTCTAGAAGCGTCTTATAATCGCTATTACCGGCATCACCAATTGTATCTTCAATTATAAGTGTTTGCATCTTCTTATATAACTTACCACCTAGGTAATTCTGAATATGCGTATCTTGAGCAACCTCAACAAACTGAATGATTTTATCCGGGTCTACATTACCGCTAATAATAGACTTTTGCTTTATATCTCGAATACTTACAAATAACGCTTTCTGTGCCATAGTTTATTAATTTGGGTACGCCCCTCCGTTAGGCATATCTGTTGGTCTAATAGGAAGTTCGCTTGGGTTGTTAGGTGCAGTATATCCATCAGCTAACGCATCGCTCTCGTCTACTCTAGTTTTCTTTTTGAAAACCCGCTTTTCCCAATAGTGATGACAGTTCTTACCGCCTTTGTATTTAGCAAGCGAATATCTCTGCCCCTTATGACCAAGCTCCTTGTTTACGCCACGGAATGACATTTGATTAATGTCCTCGATTCTGAATACAATATCTCGTTCAGTTAGCGTTTCCATTTTAGAGCAAAATGCACGGCTTCCTGACGACTTTCTCATCGGCATATAGGCATAACGTACCTTGTAGCCTTTATTGTCCTGAGAACTGCTCTTAGACGGCTTAGCGTCGCTTTCTGATACTGTAGCTAGGTCAACCTTTTCGGTTGACACTAATTCCCAGTCACTAGAAACTACTTCTCCGAACTCTTCAAGTTGTTCGAATAAGTCCTCAAATTCTTCGTCTGACAGGTCACACAAGTCTTCCTGCACTTGGCTTGACAACTTCTCGCCGGTTTCTTCTTCTCGTTTAACCTTAGTTGCGATGTTCTCAAGTTCAGTAAATTCAATTGGCTGTAGTGTTACGAAGTATAGACTTAAATAAATTTTGTTAAATGCTAGTATATCATTTAATCCGTCGATGATTCCTTGTTGGAACGGACGAATTACAATGTTATCCATAAGGATAGACGCAGTACGTAGCTCTTCTGCGTTATTACCAAAACCGGTATTATCCTTAATACCTAAAAGAATAGGTGATACAATACCATGGCCAAGCATAATCTTTTCTCTAGACTCGTCTGCTAGGAATTGATACTGAGCGTGCGCATCAGGTAGATGAATCGGGTCAATAGTAGCTTGGTCCTCCTGCGACTCGTTGAACGTAAGTATGAATTTACCTGCATTCGAGCTTCCGCTAAATTTATCATATATCTTTCTCTCAATTAATTCTTGCGTTTCTTCATTCGGAATACCGTTATTGAAGTTAACCAACAACGAAGGCTGTAAGCCGTTTTGAATATTGTTGATATGGTAGTTTGCCACCTCTTCTTCAAGTTCGCAGTACTGAAGGCAGCCATTATAATCGACAGGAGCATAATAGTAAAATCCGGGTTTGTAGGGTTTAAATACATAAAGCTCAATCTGCTCCGATTTAGTCCCGTTACCAAACGTAGGAATACGTTTTGGCTTATCGCTTGGCTTGAGTTCAGACCATTTTGGATGATAGTAGTAAGCTTGACATTTGCCATTCTTTGCTTTTTCTGCTCGTAGTGTTTCCATAGGAAAATGCACTACCTTAACAATAGATGTTTTTGCTTTGTTATAAATTACCTGAACGGCTGCTTGACCTAATAGCTTGTAGTCATTAACTACCTTACGCATACAAGAAGGCGTGAATAACAGCTTCATTTTAGCGTACATATCAGGCTTTTCTGCACTGTCAGTGGCCTCAAGGCCACGACCATAAATCATGTCGCTAATACCGTTAATACAACGCGCATTGGTTGGACTACCTAAGTACTTCTCAATCAAGCTATCGAAGTAGTCTTGACCGTCATCACCGGTTAGGTACAATACCCAATCTTTTCTGTCGTCCTCAATAATCTCAGGCGACTGGTAGCCACTTAGATTTACAACCTTAATGCTATTCTTATAGCTTTTTGGCTGTTGGTTTGCGCTTACTAATCTTACTCTATTTTTTGCCATATTACAATACTATGTATTCATCGTCACCGTCATCGTACTGAGTGTACGTATTAGGCAATGTATATACATCTTTTTTATTGGTTTCCTCGGTTATATAAATTATATCCCGGTAATAAACATTCGTCGCTGTTCCTAGCTCAAAAGAATAAATTTGTCCTTCAGCTAAAGTAACCGACGGTGTTAAAGATACTTCAATATAATTCTCATTTGATGATAACGCCCATGTAAAAGTAGCTGAGTCATCAACAATATTAGTTCCGTTTTCTACAAGTGTGACGCTCGCACCGTCTAGGTCCGAAGACGTAAAGGTAGAAGGTATTACGCTAAACGTTTGCGCGTCAGATATTGGTCTTAACTTTATCACAATAGGATAACCGAAATATATATGTTTTGTTTTAAGCAAAAAAAAAGAGGCCTTACGGGGCCTCTTAATTTCAGAACGACAATTAAATTCTTACGAGTTGCTTCCTTCAATAATAGCAGGGTCAGCAGTCGTTGTAGCAGCAATGTCAGTTGCAGGAACTCCAGTTGACTCGATGAAGTTAGCAGGTTTGCGCTCCATTCCGGTCAATGTAAGTGTGTAACCTGAAAGGTCAGACATAGCAGCACCAGTTACGATAGTACCACCAGTTACTTCCATTCCGTGTTCTAGTCCCGCAACGAATACGTTACCGTTATAGTCCTCTACTAAAACGTGAGGGCGACCGAAAGCTAAAACTTTTAGTTCTTTGTGGTCTTCCTTAGACAATTTATGTAGGGTAAGTTCTAGTACTTGCTCGAAAGCAGTAGTTCCATTCTCTCTGTTTGATTGAATGTTTTGCGTGAAAGAAGAGTTACCTTTTACTTCGTACTTGTAGAAGTCAGGGTTACCGCCAAATGTATCAATAACGTCAGTATCAGTAGCATTGTAAGCAACAGTCCCTAAGCTATCAAAGTCCGTAAAGTACACAGCAGCGATTCCACCAACCACGTCTTTGCAAGGCTCTTTTCTTCCTAAAGATAATGTACAGGCCATAGTTTATTTTTTTATTATTAAAAAAGGGCAGGCAGGCTTTAAGGCTCACCTACCCCTTTTCGTTATACAATTTATTTATTAAGCTAGTGTTAGTAGCACTAAGTCAGAACCGATACCGTACTGTACACCTGCAGTAAATCTCATGATAACGCGAACGTTTTGAGAACCGTCGATGTCAGCCATGTCGATAACTTTAACTTCGTTGTGGTCAGATAATAGACCAGTACCGAAGTAAAGGTTAGAAGCCTCACCTGCGATGATGTGGTCAGCAGGCATTCCCGGAGCGTGCTGAATTTTAACACCGTCGAAAGATAAAGCGTTTCCGTTGCTGTACCACTGAGAACCTTGAGAGTTAACCCCCGCAGCACCAAGTCCTGAAGCACCAAACCCACCTAATGAACGGATGTATGCTTTGAATGCTACAGTTGGAGCGTAGATAGTTAAATCCTCACGACCGTAAACAGTTGAAGGAACTGCATCAAGTACGTTCTCTAAAAGACTAACGATGTTTGAAGCAGTAAATGAAGTTTCAGCTCCGTTAGCAGCGTCGTTAACGTCAGAATCAGCAGCCATAAGAACTGAGAATCCGTCGAACTCACCTGCAGTAGCGTTTACTCCACCCCAAATGTTTTGCTCAGTTTTCTCTGCTACTTTCCCTGCAACGTGTGCAATTAGGAAGTCAGCAAAGTTTGGAGGAAGTTGGTCGAATGCACCAACACCCATTTGGATAGCCTCCCAGTCAGAACGGAAGTCTTTTTTACATAACTCAACGTTTACTTGGAATTCTTCCGGCTGAAGGATGCGCTCAGTTAAAGTTACTGAACCTGTGTCAGCGAAGTCACAAGTAGCGTTAGCGATTAATCCTGAAGTATCAACTTTCTTGATAACTTCTTTGAATTTTACGTTTGGCTTGATGCCAATCGCAGATTCATTCAGGGTCTTACCTGAAAGTAACGCTGCAGAAATATACTGACCTGCAAATTCCCCAGCGTAGCTTGTTGTAATACTTGTAGTAGTTGCCATTTTTAATTATTGATTTTTACTTATTAAACATTTTTTCATAAACTACGCTCATAGTGTTGCGTGGCTTATTTTGCTTGAAGAAGCTCATTTTTGCAGACTCTTCTACTTCAGGGCTGTGTGCAATTGGCTCAGCAGCAGGCTCTTCAGCAGATAAATCTACTTGCTCTTCTTTTGATAGTTCTTCAGCAGGAACTTCTACTTCCATTTCCTCAGAACCCATTTTTTCCATGATTTGCTCGTACATTGCTTTCATTTCTGAAACAACGGCTTGAAGCTCCTCTTTAGTAGCGTACTTTTCGCCTTCTTCAGGCATCTCTTCAGCTACGTCTTCAGGTGAAGCGTCATCCTCAGCAGAAACTTCTTCTTCTGCAAGAACAACCTCTTCAACTACTTCTAATTCGTTTACCTCTTCTTGGCTAAGCTCTTGTTTAACCTCTTCGGTATTCTCAGAAGAAAGTAGTACTGATTTCAGTTTTTCTACGATTTCAGTTGCTTTCATAATTTTGATTTACATTAAGTTAACTATTAATAATATACTGTGTTGTATTTTCGATTTAATTAGCAGCCTGACACTCAGCACAATCTACGTAGGCAGAAGAAACACTTTCTACGTGTATTCCTTCGGCTTGGCTTTCTTGCGTAACTGTGTAGCACTCATTATGCCCGTTTTCCAATGTAAAGAAATATGTTTTACCAACTTCTAATGGCGTGTCGTGAATATGAGCGTGATGTGTGTGTTGGTTGTCGCAACTTTGGATTACATAACCATACCAAATAGAAGCACCAAGTTCAGCTTCACCATAAATGTTACCTATACCTTGATTAATCATATTGCCTCTACAGCATTTTCTGCTATACAAACCGTTATCACAAAGACAAGCCCGTCTAGATTCTCTAGGGCTTGTTCTGCTAGGATTAAATCTTCGACTAAATCTGCGTCGTTTTATCATTTCTTAACGCAATTAGGAACTCGTTTACCATCTTTCATTTTCCAACCGTCTTGACGGTAACCTTCCCAACAAAGGTCAACCTCAACGCTTTCTAGCTCGTCCAGTCCTCTCAACTTTGACTCGACCCAGTTTTTCATTGACTTGCCTCCCCAAAGTAAGTATGATATAGTACCGCAAGCCTCGGGCTTTGACGCGTCGTAGTAAGCTTCTGCCCTGCTGAGATATGAGTAAATGCGCTTTAACGTTGGAAGGGTAAACTTTTCTTTTCGTGCTAATTGTTGTGCGCGAACTTTTCCTACCTGTGTAGCGCATTTGTTTCCTATTTCTTTATTGCGTTTAATTCCTAGTTTAGCGTTGTTAGAAGCGCTTTCAGGGTAGCCACCATAAGATTCTAGCTCCACCTCTTCTTCTAAAGTAGCAATTGCTTCTAGAAGAGCATATTCCGCTTGTAGTTCGTTAAAGCAGTCTGAGCAAAAGTCTTCTTCCACTTGCTCTTTAGGTCTATCTGCACTATCGCTAAAATAGCCCTCGATACTAAAGCCACGAACCCGGCCCGTTTTAACAAATTCTTCCCAAACTTCGTCATTGTTTACTTTTACCGACACCATCCAAGTGCCTTTTGGCATATTTAAGTTATATAATGCTGATTTATCCTTTTTTTCGTCTTCTACAATCCAAGATTCGACAACAGACATACCTTTTAGTTGATATTCGTGTTCTAAGGTCGAATTATTTTGATTTCCACGGCTTAAAAACAGTTGTGACGCCTTTCTAACGGTATCTTCGCTAAAAAAGATGTAATATTCGTCATCTAACTCGTTTCTGCGGTATATTTTCTTGTTTGGAATGAGTGCAGGACCCATCAAAATGCGTTTTTCAGCATTTACCTCAGCTAATTCAATCTTTTGAGCGCTTAAAGCGACAAAATCTTCCTCAATTGCCGGATTTTCTACTATAGATATAGCCTGAATACCTGATTCTAGGCTTTCTTCGTCTATGAATAATTCAAAAACTTCCATATAAGGGTAACTTATTAGTTAGTATATGTTTTAAATTGCAGCGCCCTCAACAATCTTACGGTCAAGCTCTTGCGCAGTGCTTACATCAGAAGCAACTACATAAGTTCTAATTGGCTTGTCTTCGGTTGCAGAAATGGTCTGTGCGAGCTGATTTATTTGCGAAGCACCTACTACATTAAATGAAGGAGCTGCGCTTGGCGCTGTAGATGCTGCAGAAGCAACAGAACCCGCACCTTTTAGTTCTTTACTTGCACTAAGAACTTTCTTAGCGTTTGCAGCAGCAGCTAATACGGCTGCAACTTGCTGTGCGTAGAATACCGGGAATGCTAAAGAAGCAGCAGGACCAGTACCTTTAGCACTTTCCTGTGCAATAGCAAGACCTCGAGTATATCCGGTAGCTACGTCTAGTGCAATTTGAGCTAACGCAAAACTTTTTCCTGCAGCAGTATGCTCACCGAATAACTGACTTAACGAACCACGTGAG